AGCATTATCAGCAATTAAAATTAAATCATTATTATTTACTGAAGTTGCTTGGGTGGTATTTGATTTAAATGCTAAATTAACTTTTGCTTGTGTTAAATTAGATTGTTGTTCTACTTCTGTTGCTTCTCCTGATGCAAAAGCAGTATTTACATATACATTAGTTGTAGTATCATTACCCAATCCATTTAGAGTTCTATTCATCTTTATATTCTACATATATTTTATTTTTTTTCAATTGAGTTTATTAAATTTTTTTTTCTTTTCATATAATATATAATGGCGACCATTAATGAAGATATTGAAGAACCTTTAGAAGAAAGTGTAGAAGTAGAAAAAGTTGAAGAACATGAAGAAGTAATGGAAAAACCAAGAGTTAAAAAAGCAAGAAGTCAAAAACAAATAGATAGTTTGAAAAAAGCACAAGAAATTAGAAAAGCAAAAATAGAAGAAAGGAAAAGATTGTTAATAGAAGAACAAGATAAAAGAATAATAGAAAAAATGAAAGAAGAACAAAATCATAATGCAGATAATGAAGAAAGCGAAGAAGAAGAAATAAAAAGTCCAGTTAAGAAACCAAAACCAAAAACTCGTAAAAAGAAAGCACCTAAAATTGTTTTAGAAGATAGTGAAAGTGATGATGATAATGAAATAGTAATTAGAAGAAGAAGAAGGACAAAATCTTTACAAAAAGAAGAACCACCAGCAAGACCATCATCACCAATAGAAATACCGAAGAAAAAAGAACCTTTACCTGTAGTTGAGGAAGAAGTTGAAGCATTAGCAGAACAAAAAAGATACTCACAGAAGGATATTTTAAGGGCATATGGACTATAATTTTTTTTTATTTTTATATATTATATGAGCGATTATCCTAAACGATATATACCAAAAGGTTTATCAAAAGCAGATAAAGAAAAACAAAAGAAACAATTAGACAAATCTACAAGTGATTATAAGAAAGGAAAATATACAGATAGAGAAAAATTGAAATCATTTAAAGGAAAAAAAAGTTCATTTGTAGAACAAATAAAAGAGAAGTTAGGCGTTCCTATGAACTTTGAAAAAGTTGCAGATAAATTAGCAAAAACAGATAAACGCAAAAAAGAATTATTAAAAGGTTTTGAAGAAATATATGATAAGGGAAAAGGAGCATTTTATTCATCAGGTTCAAGACCAAACCAAACACCTGAAAGTTGGGGTAAAGCAAGAGTAGCAAGTGTATTAGTTGGCGGAGCAAGTAGAAAAATTGATGATAAAATTGTTAAAAAATATAATATACCTAAAATATAAATGGATATACAACCATCTACAAGTAAGCACAAAAAATATATGGTTAAAACACCAAAAGGAAAAATAATACATTTTGGAGATAAAAGATACCAACATTTTAAAGATACAACAGGTTTAGGTAAATATTCAAACTTAAATCATAATGATAAAAAACGAAGAGAAAATTATTGCAAAAGAGCAAAAGGAATAAAAGATGGAAAAGGAAATCCAACCTATAATAATAAAGAAAGTCCTAATTATTATAGCATGAAGTATTTATGGAGTTGCTAATTTTTTTTTATTTTTATAATATAATAGTATGAGTATTACAGAAGTAAAAATTAAGAATTGCCCTGAAGTTGAAAAATATAATTTTAAATGCGATGATGTAATTAGTGAAGATATACCTTACCCATTAGCAGGTAGAAATGAAGGTTGGTTTCGTATGGCTATAATAGGTAAGTCAGGTTCAGGTAAAACAAATCTTTTAAGATTTCTTACTGAAAAAGGAGGTAAAAAAAAGATATATTGTAAAAGATTTGAAAATGTATATTACATATCTCCAAGTGTAAAAACTATGGGAACAAAACCAAAATTACCACAGGAAAATTTTTATGAAAGTTTAAATGATTTACCAAAAATATATGAGGATTTAGAAAGTGATGAAAAAAATGGTAGAAGTCTTATTATTATGGACGATATAAATCATGAATTAAAACAATCAGGTCAAGACGATGTTAAAAGATTATTTTGTAATAATAGACACATAGGTAATCCATTATTAGATGAAGATACAGGAGAGCAAATAAGTAGTGGTGCAGTATCCAGTATTATTATCGCTCAAAGATTAAATAATTTACCACGATATATAAGGTCGCAAATTACTCATTATTGTATTTTTGATTGTAGGACAACTAAAAGTGAATTAGAAACAATTTATAATGAATTAATACATGTGGATAAAAAAGATTTTAACTCTATTATAAGTAAGGTATTTAAAAAACCTTATAATTTTATATTTATTGATACAACTAAATCCAAAATATTTAATGGGTTTGAAAGTGAATTTGTTATAAATAATGAAAATTATTTGTAATGTTAATGATAGTAATAATGATAGTTATATTTGTTCTTTTCTTTCTTACCATTATTATATGTTATTCTTTTTAACTTTTTCTTTTTATTTAGGGGTTTCGGTATTAACCTATATATCTTACATATTATCTCATAAGGTAGAGGTAATATCTTAAATATCACATTATAATACATTTATAATAAAACTACTTAAAATAATTTTATTGCTATTATATGTATGATACTAAACTGATATGTCGGCAAACATTCATTTTATCATACACCAACCCTCATTTAGTTTTTAATCTACTTATTAATGTATAAGCAGTTCTATTATCAATAAAAAATGGTATTAAATCTTCATTAGGATAATAGAATGAATTTAAACTCTCACCTTGAACGCTGTGTAGTGTTCTTGCATATCCATATTCAAAGTGTTTCAAATGTTCTATATTGATTTTGTAATCTTTTTCATCGTCATTTAATACAACTGAAACTCCATCACAAGATTTAACAACACAATCTAAATTATTAAATAATCCAATATTTTTAAAATCGTTTGTTTTACATATCAGTTTAGTCCCAATATCAAATTTATTATTAATACCTAATCTATCACACATTAATTTATTGTATTTATTTCTTGTATCATTACGATACGCTATTATAATATCAGCATCATAATAGGTCTTGTTATTATATTTCTTAATTTCTTCAACTAATTTATTTCTATCTTTACAATTTATAAGATAATCATAATAAGATTTTTCAAAATGATTTCTATAATTTGTAGTCATTATATCACGACTACCAAACATATAATTAATCCAATTCTTACTGAAATAGTGTTTATCAGTTCCAATTGGTAATAACTGGTTTTTATCACCATATCCAATTAATCTTTTATCATTCAATTTGCATTTATACAATACATTCCAACCCTTATTATCAACCATACCTATTTCATCTACGATAATATTTTGTTGTAATGGTATTTTATTAGTTAATGAATATAATTGTATTACTTGTGCGTTATACTTTAATTTTCTATATTGTTTTGCTGTTGCGTGTGATGGCGTTAATATTATATAATCCTTTTTTATTTCTTCGTCTATTAAAATCTCATTTATAATTTTATGAGATTTACCACAACCAGCATAACAATCACCAAAAATATTATCACTATCTCCATATTCATATACAAATGATATTTCTGTATTTCTTGGAGGACTACCTTGTTGTTCTGCGTATTCTTCTAATTTCCAACTACCTAACTCATCTTTAATATATTTTAAATATTCTTTTGTTTTATTTACATCATGTTTAAATGTTATACTATCTGTTTTAACTTGTTTGATATTATTATATTCTAATCCTAATTGCTTCATCATCATATAATTTTTAACTCTCGCATTATCTTTGATTTGAATTGATATAGGTTTCTTGTTATAAATATTATATTTTTCAACTGGTTCTTTTACAGCATGTAATCCATTACATATTTCTATTGTCGGTAAATCTTCAATAGTATCTAATTCAACATCATCAACAATTTTACATACTCTATAATTTATTTGCTTATGACTATAACTTTCAAACTTACCTATCATTACATTTACAATATCCTTGAATATCTTATTATCAACTTTATTGTATAAATCTATTATCATTTGTTTATAATAATTTTCTACTTTTTCTGTTTCCATTTCCTCACGGATAGTAAATTCTAATCCTTCTTCACGACAAAATTTAATATGTTTGCCTTCATATATG